TTAATATCCACGAAAGGCAGACTCAAGAAAACCGCAACCCATTTCCCCATCCATTTTTTCGTGCCTTTCGTGCCTTTCGTGTTTTTTGTGGACAATACTGAACAGAGATTAGATAAATGGACAGGAAAAATCTAGATAAATGGAAATAAAACGAAATGAAGAGAGATGAAACGGAACAAAAAATAAAAAAAGTTTTCAGGATGTGAAAACAAAGAAATGAACAATTTTTATAGTCTGGTATCATATAGCTATCGAGGGTGACGACCGGAAAATCGGCGTCCGGTCAACTGGCGGGCATATGCCAACCAGGGATGGAGGAACTGCCGACCTCCCACCCTCGGTATCAATTCAAAACTTTATACCGCCTCCGATCAAGCAGCGCATTGGCGTCAATCTTGAAAGCAGATCTGGCCAAGTTTAGCACCTTCTTCTGCTTCCCTATATAGTAGTCCAGAGCGATGACAATTTTGACTGAACGTGAATCGGTCAAACTTGGCAGAACATACAGTACCTTTCCCGTATCATTATCATACAAAACGGTAGGATCAGACGCCAACGCAATCGGGATCGACTTCCATTCATCGTCGCTCAATGCATCTCCATCTGAAGTATGACGATCAGCCTTTTTGCCGGTCAGTAACCTATCTTCTATAAAAATCTCAGCTGTCAGCGGACTTTTCCCGATCTCATCCAGCCCTGCCAACACTTTGGAGCTTATCCAGCCAGCCAATTGGCTATGATTACGTGATTGATTGACGCTGAAGACATCGTCGACCCACTTTGAAAATTGAACCGACAGTTCCGACCGTAAAACCGGCTGCAAATGCTCCATCATCGCGGAGCCGATAGGCGAGCTTAGATTGATGAGTTTTGGAGTTATTAACTCATTCAAATCAGCGGAAACGCTAGCTCCTGGCGGATAATCCCAGCCATAATCGATACCTTTCGGTACCGTTTGCACCTCGCCGTGACGATCAATAAACTCATAGGTGCCGTCATCCGGCGCCTTTTGCCCGGTATATTGATCCGCGCGTACCGCTGTTACCCGGCAGCGGCAGCCCCAGCCGTTCGGGGGAAAATGCGTCTTCCACCAGAGATCGTCATGCCGCAAGACCAGACCGTTCCAACTCAAATGCAAGGGGCGTGGATGCATAACCGTATCGTTGTGGATGTACTTCCAATAAGGTCGATTTTTTAGCATCGACGGACTAGTCAATTGCGCGTAACGTCCAGCAGCATAGCTCGCAGAAAGATTGGTTCGATAAATGATGCGCGTGCGCCAGTCGCGGCCTTCGGCAGTATCCTCACCGGTCCAGCCATGCCAGCCATTTTTTTTGACGATATTAGCAAACTCCTGCCGGAACCATCCGATCGACTTGCCTTCGGCGATCGAGCGGTCCACAGCCTGGCGTAGATCGTTGAGCAGATCAGCTTTAGCCGCGCCGGCGACGACGAAGGCGCGATCGTGCGCGCTTTTGATGATGTCATCGTAATGCTGGGTCGGTAGATTCAGCTTTTGCCGAATATAATCGATCTGTTCTGGAAACGGCAACGCGAACGGACCGTTACCGCGTGCGTTGAAACCGATATTATCAGGCCCTATAGTCAGTGACATTTAGTCGCCGTTCTGCACGTCGAAACGCCCGGCCAGATCGGCTGCGGCAAATGCCAGCGCCATCACATTCGTCATGTCTTCGTTCGGCAGAGCGCCATAGGCGTTCAGTAGCATGTCACGCAACTGCTCCAGTGACTCAGCCGAATCCACCATCGCCATGATCTTGTCCATCAAGGTGCGTCCCGGCGTGGCAATATCCTGCGCTAACCTGTCCACCATCAATTCCGGCGGCGTCAACGCCTCGCCTTCAGCAAACCTGGCCTGCTGGCCGGCATTATCCCGCCGGCCAGGAGGGACGGTTTGCGGCTTAGCCGCTTCGGTGGTGGGTATAGGATTGTCGGCGGACAAATCCACCGGCTCAAATTCGCCATCGTACGTATCGGCGATATATTTCAGCGTGGGCTTGTAGCCCATGTCGAAAATAAGCTTGTCGCGTTCTGCTCTAGCCTTAAGATCCTCAGCTTCTTCCACTTCACGCCAGACTCGTGGCGGCGCGGCACCGGGGAAATTCCAGTCGGTTAGCCATTTGACGACCGACAAGTTGAATGATGAGCAGATCAGATCCGCATCGGCCTGGATCAAATCGCCGCGCACTTCCGAAGCCATATCCTCGCCGCCCAAACGGCCAGGGGTCGAATCCGATGAACCGGTATGCCCGAGCACGACCTTGCTGATCGCCGCGTTCATGCGGTCGTACAGCGCCGTATAATCGGCCGAGCCGGAGCGCGCCGCTTCCAGCAGTTCGATCTGCATTGTGTCCGGAATACGGATACCGCTATCTACCTGTACCGCGTACAGCGCCTGCAATAGCCTGGACTTCTCATCGGCGCTGGCCGATGACGGATATTTTCCGACAGCGGTCGGCATGCCGAATTTCTCCAGGAAGATCAGCCAGAACTTGATGCCATTACGCTTGAAAAACGTCGGCCAATACAGCCAGTGCGCCAAACCAAGGCCGTACGGATCATCATCGTCATCGGCACCGGTCGAAAACGCCCAAAATTTGCGCGCCGGCAATTCCTCGCCGTACGGCGTTTTCGATGTTAAGAGGCGTAGCGAGCCGTCCGGCGCGAAACCGAAACGGCGCTGTTTCTTCACTTTGATATCAGCCAATGCGATAAACTGACCGTCGCGTGCCCACAGACACTCGGCCACCGAATACCCCCAAAACAGGCCTGACAGCATCTTTTCGGTCAGTCGATCGAACGGGATATTGTCGAGTTGTTCCTTGACGAAGGCCGCCGCCGCCTTATCCGTGCGTTTTGTCCCCCCAGGCTCAACCGTCCATTCCTTGCTGGACAGTGCTAGTTTGCGCTGTTGCAGCACGGTCGCGACCTGATCATCCCGCCGGACCTCGTCATAGACGCGCAGATCCACGCCGCGCATCAACTGGATACTGTCTGTTGGAGGGAGTAATTGCAGCGTATCTACAAACCCGCGCGTGATGTCCCTTCCATCGGCTGTCGTCGCTACTTCCTCGAAAATCGGCTTGGCTGGCCGCTCCTCGGCGAAACTCGCCGGAATCAATACGCCGTTTTGCACCTTATAGGTCATACATACCCGTGAAAATCGTTGATACCGGCGACCCGATCGCCATCGGCATGGATAGAAACCGCATCCTGTATCACCCGGCGTTTGCCGGTCGATTCGAACTCTATCAATGACGGTGGATTAGATGCCGCATGAATCGCCAAAAAGCAGGCCCACGCCCGGTCGGCGTGGCCTGCACTGTCGGAGTCCGCGACAAAGCGCGGGCTTCCGGTTGCCGAGACTTCTTTTTTCAGCTTATGCAAATCATTTCTAAGTTCGGCGACTCCCGCGGGGATGCGTAGCCGACGGTCCTCGAACGTCTCCTTGCCTGTTGTCGCCAATAAGAGCTTATTCGGGCCGGTAAAAAGCACGCCCTCGACGCGGCTTGTGCCATAACGTCTTTGAGCATCTTCAACCGGCTTTTCGCCCATTCCTGTCTGGTCCATGCAGCAGCGCAAAACACGATATCGCGCAAATACATCGGCCAGAAGAGCATCCTGCTCAGCAAAACTAATACGGCGCTTAGCCACAATTTCACGTGTCCAGAGAACATCACCAATCACCTCAAAAATCCAAATTACAAACAAATCGTTCCGAGCCGCGATATCGACTCCCACGAAAACCGGTCCGCCGGTGTAATGCTCCGGAACGCCCGCATGATCGTGCTCGACGCTATTGATCAACTCAAACGACAACCAGGCCGAAGCCTCATCGAGCCATTTCAGCTCGAATTCCTGCGCCCAGGCGTCCTCGTCGTTCAACGCCTGGCGCATTTCCTCCACATCGCGCGGCAAGCCGTCCGCCACCGCCTGATAAATATCGACGGTATGGCGCGACCAGGCGCTGTCTTCGCTGGTGCAGAGGTCATAAAACTTGTTGCCCTTGCCGTTGGGCGTACTGGTCACGCGCAGCTTGAAGCCGGCGGAAATGACCGGAAACAGCGCGGTCCAGATCTTGCGGCTGTCGGCATGGAAGGCGAACTCGTCCAGGAAGACGTTCGCCGAGAAGCCGCGCGCGGTGTCCGGATTGGCCGGCAGCGCGGTGATCTTGTTCAACTTGCTGAGGACCACCTGCAGCGCCTTGCGCTTGAGCCCCGAGTCCTCGTCGTACCAGTCGATTTCCTCCACCCCATAGCTCGATGCGGCGCGGCCGTAGGCTTCCAGATGGCGGAATACGCCTTCTTCCATCGCCTCCCGCGCCTGTCGTTCTCCCCGCGACAGGATCACCCAGGGCGAACGTCTCCCGGCGGCCTCGGCTTGCAGGGCGTCGTCTACCAGTTCCAGCGTGGTCGTAAAGGTCTTGCCGGTCTGCCGGGCAAAGCGGCCGAGCTTGAAGCGGCTGTTGTCCTTCAGCCAGGTCTTCTGATAAAGATAAAGGTCGAGGGCGGTCATTTGAATGGAGCTATTGTTTCGTTATAGTCTGCAATCGCGTGTTTTACTGCCTTGACTACGCCCTCACAGATTCCAAACAATATGTAAGCCGGTAATGCAAATAATGCTCCAACGATGGCGCCGATTAGTGCATAGGCCTTCAACTCAAACGAGGCCATAAACTTCCCTCCGCACAGCCGCCAACGTGTCCGCATCCAGCTTTTTCGGCCCGCTCTGCGTCTCGCCGGCCTGCGTTTCCAACTTACTGAACGCCTTGTCAAGCTTGTCCTTGATGTCGGCCTGCCACTTCTTCTGCAACACGCTCGCCTTGGTCATATCCAGCACCGAACGCGCGGCTTCTTTCAGCAATCCTACCCGCTCGCCGGGCTCGGCCTCGTCCAGATCCTGCAATGTCACCATCACGTCGAACAGCTCGCTCTGCACCATCGAAATCACCGCGGCCGAGCGCAGATCCGCATCGTCCGGCGCGGCTTCCGCGATCAGCTTGGCGGCCTCTGTACTATTGCGCACAGCCTGCAAGCGACGCTGCAACTTGCTACCGTGCCGATACGCCGCGCTGCGCGAAAGTTCCAGGCCGTTGGCCTTCAGCCAATCGACCAGGCCGTCATAATCCTTGAAGTTACGCCGGATCAGCTCGCCCTCGAATGCGGCGCGCTGCTCCGGCGTAAAGTCGTCGATCGGCGACGGCCTAGGCACCGGATTTCTCCTGTGTTAGCTCCTTGAGCATATCCTTCCTGACCTGCGTCGATCTGTTCAGCAGCGCTTGCCATATGGCTTGCTGCTTTG